ATAGTATAATAGTCTTGGTTTATTATTCTCTGCAAGTATCGGCATTCCATAAAATACTAATGCCATTAAAACGTCTTCAAAGAATATCTCTGCCGTAGGTGGTCTTGATAAGTATTCTAAAAAGAAACTATTGGCCGGCGCGTCTTCCATGCTAAATCTGGTAAGCCCATGCAAAGCACCTTTAGAACCTTCTCCATCTACGGTCCCCGATATATCATACGAGTCACAACCAAACGCACCCATATGTTCGTTACCAGGATATTTTATACCATTTTTAAGTACCACTCTATTTTGTAATTGCTGAGGTGGAACCCAGCTAACTTTAAATCTACCTTTTGGATCTGGATAGAATATCACTTGAGAATCTTTAATACCATTCACCCATTGAAAATTACCTGTTGTAATTCCTAGGGTTCTAGACATCTCTTCATTGTAATCTATCTGCTCGTATATTTTCACTAAGTTAAATATACTATTTTTTGTCTCGTCTCTAAAAGCGTGCTCTGTTGTTCTTGGAAACTGACGGTAAAACTCATTTAAAGCATCTTGATCATCTTTTAAACCATCTACTTCGTTTTGCCAGTTATCTATTACACCTACATCTATTAGTTCACCGTCTGGGGCGAGGACATCGATATCAGGAGTAGTGAAAACTGGAATTCCGTACTCGTCAATAAATCCTTCGTAGTTCCATTCCATTGGGATGAACAGAGAGTATAAACCAGACTTTGTTTGACCATTTCTATTTCGCTTTGTGACATCGCTTGCATTGTATAATTTTTTAAAGTTATCACCTCCTTTATCTAAAGCGTTTGATGTTGAACCCATCATACACTTACCAACGATCCTACTACCTAATCTTAAACATGTTTTTGTAACTCTCCAGTTGTTTAATATATTATCAGGTCTTTCCCATTTACCACTTTCATCATGTACTAATAAAGCTAATTTCTCACCATCATAACTATTATCTCCTGTATTTTTCCAATCAATAGTTGTATCTAACCCCTGTATGTCTTCCAGCTTTTCATTAGCTGTAATTTTTTTCCTTGTAAATTTACTAGCTGGTACTCTATACGCCAACTCTGATTTTGGTCTATCCATACCATCTTGGACAGGTTTGAAAAAGAAAGGATAGTTTATGCTTATCGGCACTACTTTATCAGTAAACATCTTCTTAGCATCTGCACCTGTTTTAGATAGTATACCATATCTACTATCACTCGCAAGAGTGGCTAAATTAACTGTTTCTGCAGATGACATGAACGAAAACCCTGATCTTCTGTTCTTTAGGTAACACATACCATAACATCTTTTATCTGCTTTGCACGCTTCCCAGAATATAAAGAATAATCTATTTGCCTCTCTAAAATCTGGAGCTCCAACATCTATCTTGCTCCACTGCAAGTACATATAGTGAGTACCAGGTATCCAAGTTGACTTACCATTATTAGTAAACCAAAACCCCTCATCTCTTCTTTTAAATTCTTCGTCTATGTAATCGTACCATTGTTCTTTTTGGTCTTCAGGGTACGACCTCCAATCAAATATATTTTTTAAACGCTCTAAATCTTTTGGTTGTTCAAATTTTACCCATTTGTTTTTGGGGTGCATGTACACTCCTTTTGGTTCCAACGGCAAGCCAATTCGCAAGCCTTGGATTTCAACCACTTCACCGATTTTTCCAGTTTTTGAGATAATAACGACATCGTGTTCTTTATCATAGCCATATTTCCATTTTTTAGATTTATTAAGACGACTAATAGTTGTCTTTTTAATAGGTTCTATTATTTTAACTAAATTTTGCTCGTACATTACTTAGATCTACCTTCTGCGAATCCTTTAAAGACTTTTTCCTTTCTCTCTTCAGGTGTTTTGCCCTCAAGTAGTTGTTCTTCTTCTTGGATTCTGTTAAGTATTTCGAATGCGTCAAATATAGCTAGTTTTTTAGTAGCCGCGGCATTCTTAAGTCTATCTGCTGTTATATCATCCCCACTATCAACTATAGCTTCTTTAGCAACTTTAATCAGTTCTTCAACCGCTTTATGCCCAGCTTGGATTATACTCTTCTTCGTCTCCTTGATATTCATATTTGATTGTAATAAAATTAGATAAAACTCGATATAGTCTTTCGCCATCAACGATAAACTCGTATTCACTACTTGGTATAAAACCAACTAGTTCATTAACCTCAACTGTACCATCTGAATATTTAACAATACCTTGTAGTGGTTTTTCGGATTCAATATTAAATTGATCCATTGCCTTTAACGGTTTTACAAAGCAATAGCCCTCTGGAGCTATCCATTTGTTTTTTCTTTTGTATAAAAAAATTTGATCTGAAGCTATAAAATAAGTTGATTCATTAAAATAGCTTTTACTGTTCTTTTCTACACCTTTAACATTATGCCATCTTCTAAAAACATTGTGATGTACTATAACTGTATCACCTGCTTGTATGTCAGTATGTCCCACCATTGGGGTTGATATAACTGTTGCTTCCCTGTTAACATATTGATGATTAAAAATTTCAGTGTTTAATATCAACTCTCCACCATCTAACTTTTTAGTATTGTTATATCTTTGTCCTTTTGGTGTTACAACAAAGTTGTAAACACTTTTCATTAATATTCGAGATTATATTCTACAGATACCGCCATGTTTTTATTAAAGTCTTTCCAGGGTAATACATCTTTGTTTTTTTTGATATATACAGAAAACTTGTCATCTTCTTCTATTATATCACAGATAGTATGACCGCCATATACTTCTTGTCCTACGGCATAGTGCATAGCGTCATTCTTATAATCTTTACCAATACTAATCTTTCTTATCAGCTTTGCCATTTTCTTTTGGATAATTGATTACACCGTCTTGAATGTTAATATCGAATGTACCATAATCTTTTTCAAACTCAGTCTGTAATAAAGTTAATTCGTCTCTAAGGCCAGCGATATTATGCATCATCTCATGTTTTTTTAATTCCATAGATCCTATTTCTAATTGAGCTCTATTTATACTATTTACAGTGTCTTGAACTTTTTTCAACTGTTCATCAGTTATTTTCTCAGGTTTAATACCTTTAAGTTCTTTAATTTTTGCGTTTGTTCCTTTTGCCATTTTATTTAATTTAAGTTAATTTAATTTGTTTTATTTATTCTCCAAAATACACTATAACCCCACCATCAGCATCTGCCTCTGGAGTTATACTAGTCCATCTACCATAAATAGTTGATCCTGCAGAAAATTTAGCACCACTTATCGCTAACCCACCATCACCATGGTCGGTAGCATTAGTAGACGCGTGGTCTTGCTCGTGTGCTGTTACCGCTGTATTAGCATACATAGCTGGATCTTCAGCAACTAGTGCCGTTGGTGTGTTGTCCTGTATAAAGTATATAGCTACAATAACTTTATTCGCTGGAGGTGTTACCGCTGAGGCAGCGTCGCAATATGCTGATCCTGTTATAGAACCAATCCAATCATTTTTTACCATTCCCATAATTTTATTTTTTTACTTTTTCTAGTGATCTACCGCCGAAATAGGCACCGATCACGGTTATTAATACTAATTGAAGTAAATCAACCCATGATGATTTTACTTCGAAATTTATTGCACCAGCATCAATAAATATTAATAGCATGGTGCATACTATTAAAAAAATCATTACTAATGGTCGAACATTTTTGCTTAACCATGAATCTGATTTTAAATCGGCTTCCCATCTGCTTGTGATGTTTTTCTCCATCTCAGCTTGGTAGTTAGCCATTAATTCTTTTATTTTTCTTTCTGCTTCGAGCTTTTCTTCTTTAGATGTGTGTAGATTATCTACGACACTACCTATGCCTTTTACGAGGTCAGCGGCACCTCCAGATAACAATCCACCTAACATTTGCAAGTTCTTTTAGATTTACCACATTTTTTACAATTTTGTGTATAACCTCTTTTGCCTTTAGCTTTTTTCTTATAACCTCCTATTCCTGGCATATTATCTGTCTTTATCTTTAATCATATCATCTATAGCTTTGTTGTAAACTTTATCTGTATATGATTTATTTTTATAAAATACACTTCTTTCTGAAGTGGGTAAGTCTTCCTCACCTAATAGGATTCTATATATCCTACTAATCATTTGAGAGCATTTCCAAGAAGTTTTAAATACAGAGTACATTATCGTCGTGCGATTCCTGTGTCTCCAAGTTTCTATCCAACCTTCTCTTTTTAATCTCTCCCATCTTGCTTTATCCCACGAATATGTATAAACTCCGTTGATAAAATCGTTTCGTGTAAATCTTCCTTTACAATCTAAATAAATTAATAATTCTAAGTCTGCGTCTTTTAACCCGTAAGTCTTACAGACCCACTTTCTAGTGAGCCTGTAATACTTAAGGATATTTAATTCACGCAAATCTTGCGCGGTTAGTCGCATTAAGTATTATGTATCGTGCTTACGGCAGTGATATATCGAAAAGCGTATTCACCTGTAGCGTCATCAGCTATAGTTCGATAACCAGTGTTGTGAGTTGAAGAATTTGCAGCTTCAGCTAAAAATTGTAAAACTTCTCTTTGTTTACCCGTTGTGATAGTTAATTCTACAAATCCATTTTGTTGAACTCTAGTTCGGTCCCATACCTGCACACTAGTTGCTTGTTCAAACCATATTCTTATTCTAGAAGTAGTATCACCAGCCGTTACACCTGTAATTTGATCTACAGGTAGCATTATAGATGATAGAGCGTCATCATCAGCACCAACGGTAGTTACGTCTCTAAAATACCACATGTTATTACTTTCTGTTGCTTTCATTTTATTTTTAAATATTAGTATTATAATTTATAATTAACCCTGACTTAGCGCTTCTGCTGGACCTCCAAACCATCTTATATATACACCAATTCGCGGCTTCCCTGTCATAGAAGCCATATCTTCTTTAGCTGTTACGTGAAAGAAAGTCTCAGCTGTACTTCTATCTATTGGATCTGCTACGCCAGTATGAATAGTATCGTTTTCAATAGCATTGCTACTAAAATCAAGATCAGCGTGTGGTATAGAAACATTATCTACTGATGCTGCGGTACCATCGTAATCATCATTACCTCTAGTTTTTAAATTAACTGTGTTAGCTCCAAGCCACTCTGTACCAGCTGAAGCAGCATCATTAGCAATAGCAGCATTGTGAAATTCTAAAGCTATTAAACCGTGGTCACTATCAGCTAGTGTAAGGGTTATCAAACCTGCTTCAAGCAAAACACATTGCGCTGGTAATTTAACATTTAAAGAAGCTACAACATCATTTGTACTATCAGTAGTACCTGCTACTGGCGAAACTATTTCGTAATATTCATGCATTCCATAGCCTTGTGGCGTCATTTTTACACCAACAGTACCACATTGCGAAATACGATTATCTATAACTTCTGCTGTAATAGTATTTTCATCTACATCAGTTACCACATCATCAGCAATAACAATAAAAGAATCTCGTGACGGGGAATTAATAGCAGAAATTATAGATTGCATCACTTCTTTGTGTTTATTTGCTGTTACATGTATATCTACAGAATTTTTATCTGGTGCTTCTGATCTTTTATATCTACTACCAGCAGAATCAGCATCTTTTATAGGTTTTAAGTATATTCTTAGGAGTGTATCTGATATAGGGAACATGTTTATCACCCTACTAGCTGGTACCATTAAAGATGTTGCAACATTAAAGTCGGAACCAGGAGCTCCGTCATCGTCATCAACGTCAGTTACGTTTCTAAAATATAACCATTTATCTGTTCTCATTTTTTAATTTTTTTTAATTTTTAATTTACCCTAAGTACCACAGACCTGCGAATTGCAAGTCCGTAGTATTTAAGATATTTAATTCACGCAGATCCTGCGCGGTTAATCTCAATGCTATCCTAGCGTAGTAACTACGGTTGAACTTGCGTCTATGCAACCTAGCTCACGAAGTTTGGGCCAGTATATAGTATTGTCTTCGTCAGCAAAAACTACTAACTCACCATTACTATCACTCATTGCGTCAGCCAAAGCTTCGCAAACTTCTTTGTATTTACCAGTCACGTGTGTAAGAAGAATGTCATCATCTGCAGCTGTACCAGCTAAAGCTTTAAATGAAATTCTTGTTGTTGTAGCAGATATAGGATCAATACCCGTAAACGTTGATGCTGGGTAAACGTGAGAATCCCCCGCTCCATCAGCACTTTCGTTTTCCGCAAAGTATAAATATGTTTCTTTTACATTCATTTTTTTATATTTTTAAAGTTTATATTATGCCTCAGTTGTTACTGCTACACTCGCTATCATGTTTGTTATAACTTTAGGAGTAGTTCTATCTGCTACCTTCAAAAATGGATTTTTTTGATTGTTCTGCATAAATTTAACTATTTCTGTCATAAACGCTTTTGTTGTGTGCCCAGTGTGTGTTACAACAATCCCATCGTCTGTAGCGGCTCCGTTTCTAGATTTAAAATGCATTGTTGTTGATGCTGAGCTTGCTGGTGTCATTCCTAAGAACATATCTATCGGGAACATACAAGATTCACCTGTCGTTTCTACCGTAGCTTCACCAAAATAAAGATATCTTTTCATTTTTTTATTTTTAAATTGTTAATAATTAAGCTATTGTAGTAACTTCAACAACCCCGGTTAAACCAGCACCATTTCCATTATCTAAATAAACACTATTTACCTCATCTGCTACTACTATAAATTTAGTTCTAGTAACAGGACTTGGCTCTAATAAACTAGCAATTAACTCAGCTACTTCTACGTGTTTACCAGACGCATGTGCCACTAGTACATCATCATCTACAGCTGTATTATTTCTTGCTTTAAAAGACAACCTTGTTGTCGTTGCAGATATAGGATCGAAACCTAAAAACGCGTCAGCTGGATACATCGCTGCTTCACCCGTTGTTTCTACCGCTCCTTCTGCGAAATACAAATAATTCATAATTTTAAATTTTTTGATTAATAATCTGTTTGTTGTTTTGGGTTTTATGATTTAAGGTTTCTGGTTTAGGTTTAATCTACTCTACTAAGACAACATCGCCTGATCGGATTACACGGTGTAGTTTTTCTTTGTATGATATATCATGTCCTGCATGTTTATCATAATATACTACATCTCCGTCTTTTAATCCTTCTACGAGGTTGCCAGTAGAAATTATCTTTGCTTTTAAGTACCTATTGTCACTATCTGTATCGTCGGTCATAATC